ACGCTCTTCCGATCTTCACTCATTTGATGATCAATACGCGCAAATACCTAACTCATGGCTGCGCGACTCTCGACTAACCCTCAAAGCCATCGGCTTACTCGCTCAGATTATGAGCCACCGACCGGGTTGGAATATGTCTATTCGCAACCTGGCAGCCAATAACAAAGTTGGGCGCGATTCAATCTCAGCGGCCCTCAAAGAGCTTGAGTTTTACGGCTACCTGGTGCGCACTCAAGAGCGTGGCGACAATAACAAATGGGGCGAGGCTATTTATACAACTAGCGACCCTATGCCCGATAAGCCGTTGGCGGAAAAGCCGTTGCCGGAAAAGCCGTCATCGGGAAACCATGCCACAAAGAATACTATTCAATTAGAAAACCAAACTAAAGAAAATAATAAGAAAGAAACCGCAACTAAAAAACTTTCTCAATTAGATGAAACCTGGCAACCTAGTGAGAAACTTTTGGCAATGTTTCCGACTAAGTGGCCTCTACTAAAACCCTCTGAAGATACTGAGGCATTTAGGCTCTACCATCGAGCAAAAGGCTCAAAGTTTGTTGATTGGGATTTGGCTTATCAGCAATGGATGAATCGGGCGCAGAAGTGGGCTGCCGAAAAGCAACCGGCCATTGTGGAAAGAAAAGTAAAGGGTGATTTCTGATGTATGAAACTAAAGCTGAGCGGCTGATTATCGGCGCAATCTTGCTAAGTCAGGGCGATTACCTGGCTGATTCCAAACTGATACCGGATGACTTCACAAATGAAACTGAGCGCCAGTTATTTGTTTTGATGCGCAACATGCGTGAGGCTGGCGAGGGCATCGACACCATCACCGTATCTGCTAAAAAGCCTGAGTTGGCAGTATTTCTTTGGGAATGCACCGGCGAGGTAGTCACTCACCGCAATGCTGAGTTTTATGAGCAATTGATTCACGATCGTAACGCGCGCCGAGCAATGCACTCGGTCGGGTTGTCGCTTTCGGATGCAGCTCAAACTCAAGATGCTGATGTTGATGCCACTATTGATTATGCTCGGGTGAAGATTGATAACTTGGCTGAGAAACGGTTGCATGACCCGGTGGAGTTTGTGACCGACCTGGTGTTGCCATCGGTGAATCATCTGAATACCGAGCCTGATTTTTTTGCATCTGATTGGCCGATGCTGAATGACTTCATTGGCGGTTTTCGACCTGGTGCGCTGTACATCATCGGCGCGAGGCCAGCGGTCGGTAAGTCGGTGGTTGCGGTAAACATGGCTTTCGGTTTGGCTCAGCATGGCGCGGTTTCGTTTCATTCGCTCGAGATGAGCAAACGCGAGATTATGAATCGACTGTTTGCGAGTGTTTGCAATGTGAGCATGGATCATCTCGAAAAGCGCAAACTAACTGATTTGGATTGGCAGCGCATCGCTGAGAATCGTGAAAAGGTTGGGCGACCTATCGCCATCGCAGATAAGTCGGGTCAGACTTTGGCTGAGGTGCGAGCGTTTGCCAGGCAGGTTGGGCGTAAACAAAAACTGGTGGGCATCGTTGTGGACTATTTGCAGCTGATGCAGGATACTGAGCGCGGTCGCAGCCGTTATGAGTCGGTTACGGCCATCAGTAACGGTTTGAAGATTCTGGCTCGCGATCTTGAAGTGCCGGTGATTGCGTTGGCTCAGCTCAACCGACAGATCGAGGGCCGTAAAGATACTTCACCGGGTTTGAGCGATTTGCGTGATTCTGGCGCTATTGAGCAAGATGCCGATGTTGTTATTCTGCTAAACCGCGAGAAAGCCCTAGATGACGGCGATGACGATAAGAGCAAGATGATTTTTCATGTGGCTAAGAATCGGCATGGCAAAACTGGGATGTTGGCGCTCAGGTTCGATGGTTTGTTTGCGAGAGTCACCGAAAACCGATAATGTTGGGCCGATGGATGAGAATCAGGTTCAATGCCGCAAGTGTGGCTTTATTTGGGTGGTTGTGCCTAAGAAAAAGCACTTGGCTCAGTATTGTGCCAGTTGCCGCGCTAAGCCAGCCAAGATGGTGAAATACAATGGCGAGATTTGTGTGCCGTTTCATGGCAAATTTGACCGTTTTGATAGGCCCATTGTTGATGGCGTTCTTTTCATGCCTGGTGATCGTATTTGCGGTCATTCCGACTGTGTTGCTACATCGCACATTGTCGGTGGTAGTAAATAGAATCAAAATAATCTACGGAAAGAGTAAAAATGGCTAAAAATCTAGTTGTAACAATTCAGGGCTACGCCGGCGAAATCAAAGAATCAAAAGCCGGGCAGTATGTGGTTGTGCCTGTACCGGTGAATCGTAAGAATGATGCTGGCGAGTGGGAAACTATCGAAAAGCATTACTTCAATGTTGCGCTCGATGGGCTAAACCTGGTGAAAGATAATCTTTACAAGATCACCGGTGAGCTGAAGATTAGCAAATGGAAAAACGATGCTGGCGAAACTCAGATTTCTCTTTGGGTGACTAAAGCAACCGCTGAGCAGTTGGCTAAGAGTGGAAACCCTAGCGCCGCTGATCTGCTAACTGGATTCGGCGCAACACCGTTCTAATGATAAAGATTTTCGTTTTATCGTTCTTTATTGCTAACGCTGGGTTTATGTGGTTGTCGGTTGATAACTCGGCGTTGCCAATTCCAATGAGGTTTTTGGCGTTTTTGTTGTTGGCGCTGAACATCTTTACGGCTGCAGGGTTTCTGGCTAAGGGTCGCTAATGGTTGAGGTTAGCGAGCTAGGCCGTTCACATGCTTTGTTGTTTGTGGATGGCCGGCCAGCGCCTCAAGGTTCTAAAAATGCTTTCGTTATCGGTAAGCGAGCTGTAATGGTTGAGGCCAGCAAACATCTACCAGCGTGGCGCAACGATGTTATTCTGGCGGTCAAGAAACTGTTTGCCGATTCTGAAGATGTGTCGAAGTTTGTTGAGCCTGTAAAACTCAAAGTCACTTTTTACATCGAGCGACCTAAGCAGCCAAAATACAAAGTTTATCCAGGTGGCAAACCTGATCTCGATCATTACATTCGCGCGGTGGGCGATGCGCTCACCATTGGCGGCCTGTTGGCTGATGATGCCCTGATTGTGAAGATTCTGGCTGAAAAGGTCTGGTGCGGCCCCAAAACTAAGCCCGAGCCGGGCGCAACTATCGAATTGTGGCGTTTGTAACGGTTTGATAACGGCCTGAATTTAGGGCGTGTAAATGTTTGACCTGAGCCTATTTTGTGCCTAATCTGGGTCATGTCGGTATAGGGCCGGCAGAAAGATAGGAAAGAAATGAAAATTGTTTTGGCTCTGGCTGCAGGTGCAGCTTTTGGTTGGGGTATCGGGTATGCCGTTGATCAGGGCATGGGCAAATGGGTTGCTCTAGCCTCTTTTCTCATTGTGTCGGCTGTTTTGTTTGTTGAGTACTTTACTCGACCTGGCATCAAGCGAGGCCGCAAGTGAGCAAAACCGAATTTACTTTTGAGCAAGTGTCGCTGGCTGTTCGCGAGGCATCTAACACCGCCTATGAGATGGGCCAGTTGGAAACCGAGCAGCGCATAATCAAGTTTCTTGAGTCAATGCAGTTGCACCCGGCTAAACCGAGCCTCGATCTAATCATTGAGCGTTTGCGCGGTGGTATCAAGTGATCGATTTGAGTAAACCTGAGATTCGCCAGGCTTACTTGATTGGTATTGAGGCTGGCAAGTTGAATCATGCGAAAGAGCTTGATCGGGTTGCGGTTGTGACTGAAACTCGGATTTTGCGTGAGTTGGATAGGTTTCGCCTGGAGTTGAATGCGCGGCGGTCTACGGCGCGTGCGCGTGTTGTCGCTCAATGTATTGCGCTAGTCAAGGGTGAGGAGTTTGTAAATGATTGATCCGCATGGTGAGCCGGTTCGCGAGAATTATCGCCAACAGGGTGAGGTGCGAGAGCGTGAGCGCATCATTGCCCTAATCGAGCGCCGTATTTGTTTCGATGCTTTAGCCGATGATGATGGGCGCTGCTCGCATCATGGCGGTAAGTGTTATGACTTGCGCGAGCTGATTACCAGGTTGCAGCGTGGCGAGTAATGACCGTTACAGGTCTAAGCCCGAATGCGGCACTCGATCTGGCTATGACTATCACACTCGACAAGCTCGAGAGTTACCATGCCAGGCTTGCCGAAAAGCAAACGCCGACTATTGGCGCGAGCAGCGACAGAAAAGAAAACAAGAAATCAATCTTTTGCGCCGTAAGTGGCGTAAAGGATTGCCGACTAAACGCCATTTCTCAAGGGATTTGATTTTGGCAACCTATGGCTCAAACTGCCATCTTTGTGGCGGTCGCATCAATCTCGATGCACCATCGCAGGTGGGCGCGCCAGGTTGGGAATTGGCTTATCACCCGGATCATGTGTTGCCGTTATCTCGAGGCGGCGCAGATGATCTGAGTAACATCCGACCGGCTCACGCTTATTGCAATCACCGCAAGTGGGCCACTATCGAAAAGGAATCAAAATGGCTGTAAAAGATAGCCAGGTGATGCTCAAGCAGTTGCAAATTTTGGCTGGCCGCCGCCTCGAGCGTGCGCTAATCATGAAGATGCTGGCGCGACAGGCTAAGTCATACCGGCAGAGTGAAAACTTTGAGGCTGCCGATCTAATCGAATCTCTAGTTTCAGACATTCAACATCTAATCGTTTTACCTAATCAAAAATAAAGGAGTAACAAAATGGGTATGAGTAGCAACTTCATTCAATGGCCGACTCACCGCAGGAAAGCCGCTGTTCGCCGCCGTCTGCGCCGTTCACGCCGTAAAGGGTTGGGCAATGCTTGAGCCGGGCATGAGCAGGGATATTGATCCAGCGTGGTTTCAGCCTCAGAAGAATCAGAATGATTACACTCAGGGTTTCTTCAAGGGCCGCGACTATGAGCGCAAGCGCATCATCGCCATTCTGAAAGATTGGGATTTGAATCTGCGCTGGGATTGGGTAGACATTTACCGCATGATTGATGAGGGCATGGAGTATCGCCAACTCACCATGTCGCCGGCGTTGCTCGATGATTACAAAGTTAGAGCTGCACAGATTGAGCGCGAGAAACTTTACGATGCCGTAAAAACCTATTTTGATAGCATCGCGCCGGCTCATGATGCTCAGGGCGGTCACGCTCACGCTGCGATCGAGAGCGCCATTATGGACTTGCTCAAGGGCAGGGATAACTGATGGATGTGTTGGTAGCAGGTTTCTGGCTGATTATCGGGTTCACTTTTCTGGTGATGTGGATGAAAGCGAGGGATGAAGAATGACCTGGATGAATGCTGATCGCCTAGCGGTGAATCAAGCCTATGAGCTGGTAAAAGATAACAACCTGGTTTGGTCTGATGACTTCGAGGCCATTCGGCAGGATTTGGCTCAGGTTTTACGCCATGAGGCGCGCCAAACTTACCCGATGCCAACGGTTGTGGTTTTGGCTAAAACTCTGGCAGACTTAGAGCCGTTGAAAGGGTAGACATGCTTGATGGACTACAACCGCCTAAGAGGGTTTTCAATTGCCGGGTTCGCTCGGTGTTGGAAACGCTGGATGCCAAAGATAAAAAGATTTTCGAGGTTGCCATTCAGTCTTTCGATTTGTGGCCAGCTCGCACTCTAAGCAACGCTCTCAAGCAGCGCGGCGTTGTGGTTTCAGATTCTGCCATTGCGAATCATCGCAGGGGTTCATGCTCATGTGGGAAGATTAACTAATGCTTGATGATCTGCAGCCAGCACCGAAGATTGATGCGCCGAAAGATTGGCGACCGGCCCTCGAGTTCGATGGCACTAACGGTACGGCTACGCTGCCGGCTATCCCCGATGATCAGTTGCCTAACTTTGATGAGTTTCTGAAAGAGCAGGGCTTTTCACCTGATGAGTATGAGATTGTTGGCACGCCTCGCACTAGCCGCTGGCAGGTCGCTAGGCCGTTTCCACTAGAGCCTCAATGGTTATCTTCATGGCGTTTCCACTTTCGCAAGCGCATCGGCTCTGTGCCTGATCTGCCAACGCTGTATGCCAACGCGAAGAAAACAAGAAAGCCGGCAACTAAGCAAACTCAGTCGGGCAAAGTGTTTGTTGTCTGCCTAGCAGATTTTCAGGTTGGCAAAGTCGATTACAAAGGCAATACTGAGAGCCTGGTGCAGCGCATCTTGGAATCTTATGACCGTATCGAGGCTCAGTTGAAAGCCGGCAAGTATCAGCACATTTACGCGCTGGACTTGGGCGACATAATCGAGGGCATCGATAACGCGGCCAGCATGAATCAATTGCAGGGCAATGACTTGAGCGTTATGCAACAGGTCGATTTGGCTGCAGCTCTTATCTGGGATTTCTTGAAGATGGCCACAAAGTATGCGCCGGTGACTTATGCCAGCATCGGCTCGAATCATTGCCAATGGCGCGTGAATCGCCAACAGATTGGTAAGCCCGGTGTCGATGATTGGGGCATTGTGATTCTGCAACAGGTGCGCCGCCTAGCCGTTGAGGTTGGTCTGCCGATCACTTTCTTGATTCCAAACCCTGATGAAGAATCTCTGGTGTTTGATGCTTTCGGTGACGGTTTCCACTTGGTAGGTATTGCTCATGGGCATCAGTACTCGCGGCCCGAGAATGCGCTCACCTGGTGGCGACAAAACACTTTCGGCAATCAAACAATCGCATCGGCATCGCTGCTACTCACCGCACACTTTCACCATCTCAGAGTTATCGAGGCCGGTGCAAGTCACAACGGCGGTTCGCGGTATTGGGTGCAAGCATCTACCAGCGACAACGGCTCAGGCTGGTTTAGGCGCATCTCGGGCGAGGATTCAGCCAGCGGTATCACTTGCCTAGAATTGTCTAAGGGCATCGCCTATCAAGGTGCGGTACTCAAGCTTTAGGGTCATAAACGGTTTCGATGACGGTTAAGGCGCTCAGGCGCAGCCGTTAGAGCAGGGTTCGATTCCCTGATGATCCACTCATAACTGAATATCGTTCGACAATAAACGCCGAGAAATTACTCTCAACCAGGAAAGGTAGGCGCTAAATGAAGAAACAACTAATCGCTCTCGCAACTATGGGGGCTATTTTCGCCGGATGCTCATCATCGGCAACGGCCGCGCAGATGCCAGCGCCACAGGCCACAGTAAAAACAAACCCTGATTTCATGACCATCGTTATGCAAGATGCTCAAGAGCATCGCATGGCTAAGGTAGTCAAGCAGCTCAAGAAACGCATCGGGAAAACTTGGTATGTGTTTAGCGGTTCGACACCTCGAGGCTGGGATTGCTCAGGGCTTACCAGGTGGGCTTATGAGCAGATCGGTATTGAGTTACCTCACTCAGCGAATAAGCAAGCGCGCTCAGGTGTAAAGGTTGCATCGCCGGCGATAGGCGACCTGGTGCTATTCGGTTACAAAGGCACTAACACTTTCTTTCATGCCAGCATCTACATTGGCGACAACAAAGTTATTCACGCCGGGTTCAAGCGCGGTCAAACAACTTCGATACTTGACTTGGGTTCGGCCAGCGTAAAGAATACAAAGATGAGATTTGTGAGAGTAAATGGCTAATCGAGTTGTAAACATTGAATTGCATAGCGAGTATTGCGGTAACTGTGCCGTTTGCGCTGGTAGGCAGATTGGCGTGAATGATGAACGCGAACGCCTTATTGCAGCTTTTGTTGAACGCTACCCGAATCATAATGTTGAAGTGATTGACAGAGGCATGGGCGAAACCTATAAGTCGCACGACAACTGCGCACAATGTGTTGCTATTGCTCTCATCAAGGGTGATAACTAATGGCTGAGTGTTTGCGGTGCGGTTGCGCGATGAAAGATGATACGGCGCAACAGAGGGCTAAGCGTGGCCGCGATCTTTGGGGTTGCCAAGAGTGCCAGGCTGGTAAGAAAACTAAGCTGCAAACTACTTACGGCATTTGCCAGCCCTATCAGGGTGAGTTGGATGACGATAACCGGCCTATCAATGAGCGCGGTGTTTTGTATCGGCCCGGCGTTAGGCTATGTGGATACTCGGACTGCATCAACCTGGATCACATCGAGGGCTTGATAACGGCTGGCGTTACTAAACAATGTTCACGCTGTGCCGAAATCAAACCGTTAGAGGCTTACGGCATTGACCGTAAGAAACGCGATGGACTCAACTGCGAATGCAAACCATGCCGAGTCGGTAGAGGCTAGGCCACAGAAAGAAAAGAATGACTGCTAAAGAATTACTTGAGGCGCTAAACGCTTATTACATTGAGCTGATACAACTGGGCGCTGATCGTGAGGCGGTCGCAATAAAAGAGTTTGCTAAGCGAGTGTCTAAGTAATGCCGTTGTATGAGTATCGGTGCGGCAACGGTCACACTATGCAAACTATTCGCTCTATCCATGATGATGAGCCGGCAGTAGTCACATGCCCTGAATGCTCAGACCCTATGCACCAGGTGTTGGGCGGTGTCGCAATCAAATTCAACGGTAAAGGTTTTTACTCTACCGATAAGGGCAGCCGCTAGATGGGCAGATTCCCTAAACCATGCCGAGTCTGCGGCCAACTATCGCTCGGCAATCTTTGTGCAACCCATCAAGCCATCGAAGATAAACTTCACAACCTCAAACGCGATCTAATCAAAAAACAAACCGGTCAATACTCAGGCGACTACCGGAAACGCGCCGCTCAAGTAAGAGCAACCGCCACCATCTGCCATCTATGCGGTGACGGCCCAAGATTCAATGACCCATTCGAGGCTGATCACATCGACCCAGCCAACCCAGCCAGCGAGCTGAAAGCCGCACACCGGTCATGCAACGGCCAACGCGGTAACAAACCAATCAACTAACTACCCATCCCCCGCCCGGCATCAACCCGGAGTGGGTCAATTCCTACAGAAACACCACCGAGAACACCCCGGCCCTGCTTTTTCATACGCATACGCATTTGAGCGGTTTCTCAGTTAGGCTTTAAACGCGCTGTGTGGCGCTCTAACGGACTTTGAGAGATTGGGTGTTGGGTTATGGCTAATCAACCTAAGCCGGCTGAATTGAGGCTGCTACAGGGGAATCCGGGCAAACGGCCTATTCGCACGAATGATGGCATCGCGCCTCTCGAGTATGGGTATGTTGAGCCGTTGCGACCGTTGGGCGAGCATGGTGAAAAGTTTTGGAAATCGATTTTCGGTGTTGGGGAATTGTGGATAAGTATCAAGACTGATACTCAACTGGTGCAGCTCATTTGTGAGCAGATTGACCGCCGCGAAACGCTGCGCGAGTATGTGGCGGCTAACCCGGATCAATGGCACATGACTAAGCAGCTCAATGATGTTGAGGTTTTGATTGTGAAGAATCTGAGCCTCTTGGGTTTCACGCCGGCTGACCGTACCAGGCTCGGGCTGATTAGTACTAAAACAAAAACTAAGTTGCAAGAGCTGATGGAGTTGAAAGCCAAAAAGAATAATGGCTAGTTGGCCGCCAGCGTGGATTACGCCGGCTGATGCTGAGTCGATTGAGCGCGGTGATGGCGACATTGCGGCCCTATTTGCTGAGTCATTTGGGTCGGTTGGTAAAGATGGCGTGGCTGGTAAAGCCGGTGAGCCGTTGGCGTTGCGCGATTGGCAGAAAGAGTTGCTGGCTCATTTGTATGCTCGCGATGCTGATGGTGGTTTGCAGTTTCAGACTGCGCTGATTGGGATGCCGCGAAAGAATGGCAAGAGTGCGCTCTCGAGTGCAGCGATCGGGCTTTATTCGTTACTGGGTGAGGGCATCAATGGTGGCGAGGTCATCGTTGTCGCGGCGACTCGCGAACAGGCTCGCATTGTTTTCGGTGAGTGTAAGCGCATGGTCGAGCAGTCTGAGCTGAAAGAGATGGTGCAGGTTTACCGCGATAGTTTGTTTGTGACCGAAACAAATTCGGTGCTAAAAGTTATGAGTGCTGAGGCTTTTAGTGCTGAGGGCTTGAACCCTAGCCGCGTGATTATGGATGAGTTGCATGCGCAACCTAACCGCGAATTATTTGATGTTATGTCGCTCGCGATGGGTAACAGAGGCAAGATTGGGCAGTTAGTCGCGATCACAACCGCTGGCGTTAAAGCCGATTCGACCGGGCAAGACTCTATCGCCTATTCGCTCTACAACTATGGCAAGCGAGTATCGACCGGCGAGATCGATGACCCGAATTTTTTTATGGCCTGGTGGGAGGCTGCGCCAGAGGCAGATCATCGCAACCCTGAAACTTGGGCCAGCGCGAATCCAGGCTTTGACGATATTGTTTCTAAAGCCGATTTTGAGTCTGCGGTAAAGCGCACGCCAGAGGCCGAGTTTCGCACTAAGCGCCTAAATCAATGGGTTAGCTCGCAGATGAGTTGGTTGCCATCGGGCGTTTGGGAAAGTTTGGGAAATGAGAAACCGCTAGACCCTGATGCCGAATACATTTTAGGTTTCGATGG